TATGATGCACGTCAGAACTATGAAGATGTATATTCTCAGGTAAAGACTTGGGATAACATCATCTTCAATTTCTTGAGGAAGGACAATATTGTTGTTCCTCAGAAAACAAATCATAAGAAAGACTCTGCATACGCTGGTGCTTATGTCAAGGAACCGATTCCTGGAAGCTATGATTGGGTGGTCAGTTTTGATCTTAATTCCCTGTATCCTCATCTTATCATGCAGTACAACATCTCCCCCGAGACACTACAAGATACTCGACATGATTCGGCAACCGTCGATAAGATATTGAGTAAACAGTGCATCATTCCTGGTCCGTATGCAGTTTGTGCAAACGGTGCCCAGTATCAGACTGATGTTCAGGGATTCCTTCCCAAACTGATGTCTCAGATGTATAATGATCGTGTTGTTTTCAAAAAACGGATGCTTGCCGCAAAGCAAGCATACGAACACAAACCAACAAAAGAACTAGAAAAAGAGATTGCACGTTGCAACAATGTGCAGATGGCGAAGAAGATTTCTCTGAACTCTGCTTATGGTGCCATCGGTAATGAATACTTCAGGTATTTCAAACTTGCAAACGCAGAAGCAATCACTTTGTCTGGTCAGGTTTCGATTCGTTGGATTGAGAACAAGATGAATGAGTATCTAAATACTCTGTTGCAATCAAAGGACATCGATTATGTTATCGCATCAGACACTGATTCGATCTATCTTAATCTCGGACCTCTTGTTACTAAATTTTTTAGTAATAAGTCTGACAATAAAACAGCAATTGTGGGGATACTTGACAAGATCTGCCAAGAAAAACTGGAACCTTTTATTGAGAGTTCATATCAAGAACTTGCAGATTACGTTTCGGCATTTGACCAAAAGATGCAAATGAAACGTGAGAACATCGCTGACCGTGGTATCTGGACTGCAAAGAAGAGATACATTCTTAATGTATGGGACAGTGAAGGTGTTCGTTATGAAGAACCCAAGATGAAAATCATGGGTCTTGAAACTGCAAGATCATCCACACCTGCTTTCTATCGAGACAAACTCAAGAAAGCATTCAAAATTATCATCAACAAATCAAATGATGAACTGATTCAATTCATCGATGATGTAAAACAAGAAACCAGGAAGAGAGATGTCGCTGAGATTTCTTTCCCTCGTGGTTTGAATGGATTGTCCAAGTATGCATCCAGTTCTGATCTGTATGCTAAAGGAACTCCAATCCACGTTCGTGGTGCGATCCTATATAATCATCATGTCAAGAAGATGAAACTGGGTCACAAATATCCGATGATTCAGGAAGGTGAAAAAATCAAATTCTGTTATCTGAAGAAACCAAACCCGATCGGGGAAAACGTCATCGCTTATCTCCAGACGATGCCGAAAGAATTTAATCTGGAGAAATACATCGACTACACCACACAGTTCGAGAAGAGTTTCCTAGAACCACTAAGAAACGTTGTTGAAACTATTGGTTGGCAAGTCGAAAGAAAAGGATCACTTGAAGCATTTTTTGTATAGTAACTATGTCATTTTTAAAATCTGTTATTTCGGAGTTGGACAATGAGTTTGCATCTGTTGCCGAAGACGGCATCGCCGCTGGGGATTGTGATTCGTTTGTGGACACTGGCGCTTACATCTTCAATGCTCTTGTGTCTGGCAGCATTTTTGGTGGTCTCCCATCAAACAAAATCACTGCACTCGCAGGAGAATCCAGTACAGGTAAAACCTTCTTTGCCCTAAGTATTGTCAAGTATTTCCTGCAACAGAATCCAACTGGTCAGGTCATTTACTTTGAATCTGAATCTGCAATCACCAAGGGTATGCTTGCTGATCGTGGTATTGATGTCAAACGTATTGGTCTAGTTCCTGTTACCACTGTTCAGGAGTTCAGGACTCAGGCAATCAAGGTTGTCGATGAGTACATGAAACTCAAGAAGAAGGACCGCCCACCCCTGATGTTTGTTCTTGACTCTCTTGGTATGCTATCTACCACTAAAGAGGTTGAGGACGCTACTGCAGGTAAGGAGACGCGAGATATGACCCGTGCCCAAGTGGTCAAGTCTATCTTCAGAATCCTATCTTTGAAACTGGGTCAAGCTGGTATTCCCTTGATCGTCACCAACCATACCTATGATGTTGTGGGATCTTATATGCCACAGAAAGAAATGGGTGGTGGTTCTGGTCTTAAGTATGCCGCATCTACAATCATCTATCTGTCCAAATCTAAGGAGAAGGATGGTACAGAAGTTGTAGGTAACATCATCAAATGCAAAGCATTTAAATCACGATTCACAAAGGAGAACTCTCTTGTCGCAACACGTCTTTTTTATGACGAACGTGGACTTGACCGCTATTACGGATTACTGGAACTGGGTGAGAAGTATGGAGTCTTCGAGAAGTCAGGGAATCGCTACAAAATTGGTGAATCTTCTGTTTATCCTAAATCTATTCTCGCTGATCCAGAGAAGTACTTCACGCCAGAAGTGATGCAAGCCCTTGACGAAGCTGCTAAGAAGGAGTATAGTTACGGTAGCTTTGAGTAAGTATGAAGATTGAATCCAAGATTCTGTGTCACCTTATCCATGATGAGAAGTATTTGAGGAAAGTTCTGCCTTTCCTCAAGGATGTATACTTTGAGAATCTCAGTGAGAAGATTATCTTTGAAGAGATTAACAACTACATGAATGAGTACGATGGTGTTCCTAACAACAGCGTCCTCAAGATTGAACTTGAAAAGAGGAAAGATATTTCTGAAGATGTCTTCAAAGAATCTGTCACTATGTTGGATGGTCTTCGTATGGAGAAGACTGATCCACAGTGGTTACTTGACACTACAGAGAAGTGGTGTAAAGAAAGAGCAGTCTATCTTGCTCTGATTGAGTCTGTCAAGATCGCTGATGGTCGCGACAAGACTAAGAATCGTGATGCTATTCCATCCATTCTATCAGAAGCACTAGGAGTCTCATTCGATGATCACATTGGTCACGACTATCTCTCGGATGTTGAGGAGAGATACGAGTTCTACCACAAGAAAGAAGACAAAATTCCATTTGATCTGGACTTCTTCAACCGTATCACAAAGGGTGGTCTTCCTAACAAAACTCTCAATATTGCTCTTGCAGGTACTGGCGTGGGTAAGTCTCTCTTTATGTGTCATTGTGCCGCTGCTGCTCTTAATCAAAGTAAAAACGTTCTCTATATCACGATGGAGATGTCTGAAGAGAAGATTGCTGAACGCATCGACTCCAATCTCCTGAACGTAAACATCAAAGATCTGGTGGATCTTCCCAAACAGTTGTTTGAAACTAAGGTGGAGAAAATTGCAAAGAAGACACAAGGAACTCTCATCATCAAAGAGTATCCCACTGCCTCGGCACATGCAGGACACTTTGAATCGCTACTTAACGAACTATCTCTTAAGAAGGGTTTTTCGCCCGATATTATTTTCGTTGATTATCTCAACATTTGTTCTTCAAGTCGATTTAAAGGTACTATCGTTAATTCATACACCTTTGTCAAAGCTATTGCAGAAGAGCTTAGAGGTCTTGCTGTGAAGTGTAATGTCCCTATTGTATCTGCAACGCAGACCACTCGTTCTGGTTATGGTAATTCTGATGTCGAACTCACTGACACTTCTGAATCTTTCGGTCTGCCTGCTACTGCTGATCTTATGTTTGCTTTGATCTCTACAGAAGAACTTGAAGACATGAATCAGATTATGGTCAAACAGTTGAAGAATAGATATAATGACCCAACTGTAAATCGAAAGTTTGTAATTGGTATTGACAGGGCAAAGATGAAACTGTTTGATGTTAGTCAAGCAGCACAAGACACTCTGGTTGATACAGGTCAAGTAGAAGATGATACTCCCTCTTTTGATGTTGCAACAGGGGGTAAATTTAAGAAAAGAGATTTCTCAGGATTTGATTATGAATAGGGCAGAGAGAAGAAAAAAAGAAAGACAACAGAGGAAAGAACCTGTACAATCTTTCAACATAAATTATGAGTTGTTTCGTCCTTGGGCAGACATTATCATGCAAGCTAAACTGCCTCCAATGATTCTCGACAAAATGATAGAGATATCAGATAAAATAATAGAGGGAGAAGAAAAAACTTCATGGGGTAAAAATCTTGCTGGTCAAATCGAACAAGAATATCTTATTCCTCACACAGTATTAGAGAAACATAATGTTTTTGGTTTTTTCGTCAATATGG